CGGTCATCTGTTTCATTGCAACACTCTTGGGCTAGGTGGAGTTGAAGGGCTAGATGGTACGGTATAGCCAGCGTTACCTACTACATTTGTAGTCACACCATTGGGCGTGGTAATCACGATTTGGTTAGGATACAAAGTAGCGGTTTGTGTAATAACTCCTGCTGGGTTTACAAACTGAGCCGTATTACCGTTGATCTGAACCGATCCCGTGTTGTAACCCATAGGGCTAGTCATAGGATAGGTCTGCGCTTTGCAAGGGATTCCGTAAGCAAACATCGCACCTAACAAAGCCCCTAATAAGCAAGTTCCAATAAAGTCTTTCATAGGTCGCACCAATCGTCATGTGCTTGATCTAAAAACTTAGTAACGCTTAGATCGTTAATCATTTCCCATACGCTGATGTCTGTACCAGCGATGCGTACATCTTCTACATCGATGCCGCCAATATGACCTGTTGAATGGTCATCCTTTTCTTCGTACCCGTAAACATCAAGGTAAGTATTGCCCATGTACATCGAAAACAAGTAGTTGTTATCTGTTGTCATTTAATTCTCCTTTATCACTCGCCAATCGAGTAACACCAGTTTAGTTAAGCTAACTTAACAATGCAAGGATTATTTTAAAGTGTTTACCCTTAGTGGTAAAAAAGCGACAGGGCTGTATTTGGCAGTTACTATCAATAGGCAAGAAAGCCGCAAAATTGCCTAATTACTGCATCCTACATTGGCGGCTTAACGCCCTAAATGGGTGGGGTACTCGTTTCTTTACACTTTCCCCCGATACCTACTAGCTCCGTGATGCTTTCGGTATTAAAGACTGTTTTTTGTTTGGTAAAAACACAACAGGTGTTGAAAACATTCCCAGCCCTTTTGAAGCTTAGATTCTTCAACTTCTATTAATTTTACTTGATTTGTCGTGCCATTGACAAAGACGATAGCGCATCTAGCATTAGGCATACCTAGACCTTCTCGGTACGCTGCCAGCTGTAACTCATGCTCGAACCATACATCGGTCTTATCAAGGTCAGTCGTTTTGGTTTTGAAATCCACAACAAAGTTTTTTCCGTTACCATTCACGGACTTAGCCATCAAATCAACTTTCCCGCCAAAGCCTAGCGGATGGCCAAACGATTTCTCGCTTACCCATAATTGCTCGCCAAACGCTGCTTTTAATGCTTCGTCAATTTTGTCAAGATAAACTGGCTTTTCGGGCATATAGACCTGCTCAAAGTAGCTTTGAATAATATTGTGAATGGCAGTACCACGAGCCGCTGCATCCATGCCCGTAGCCTTGCTATCTTTCATTACCCTAGAAAGCCATACGCCTTCTTCTTCGCCTTCTAAGCGAGGAAGTGTAAGGGCAGCAAGAATCGCCTGTTCTTGCATCCATCTGAGCAATCCTTCGCCCTTGTTTGCGACACCGATGATTGTGGTAACGCTGGGCAATAGACCGAGTTTTCGTGCATCAGCAACATTTGTTGGCCGTTCTTTGCCTGTAGACGAGCCGATGACTGTATAGGCTGGACTGCCGTCTTTAGTATAGAAGTGACCACTCTTTTCTTCTTTATCTTTAATTATCATGATCAGAAGGGGATGTCAGATAAGTCATCATCTTGAATGGTCGGTGCGTTAGCTTCACGCTGTTTTTGACCACGCCACTCGCTACTTTCGGTAATCTTTTCCTTGTAATACTTGGGCAACGCATCGTAATCTTCTTGCTTAAAGTCCTGTAACCAAAAGATTTTGGTCGGATTAATGCCTTCAGGCTGGGCGCTACGAAGCGCAGAAGGAACAGGGCTAATCCCGCTGATATTGGCGTACTTGCCATCTTCGCTGTGAGTGATATTAACCATACAGAATTTGCCCAATAAATTCTTGAGATCAAAGTTCTTGCGATCTTCGGCAGTCATTTTTTTATTAGACCAAGCTTCTAAATCTTGCCGTAAACGGGCTTGATCGCCTAAACTAACGGTATATCGCTTAGACACGATTAAGGGCTTTCCATCGTCTGTTTTTAGCGGAAGTCCTGCATCGTCATCACCGTGAAGCTCCCAAGTCAATACGACCTTGTGCATAATCTTGGATTCGCCAGCCCATTCTACGGACTGATGCCCCAAATCAATAATGCTATATAGCCTTGCCATATGCAAACCAGCAGGGGCGATTTTAAATTCTTTACTGTTATCTGAAATAATCATTTTGCGTTCCTAAAAATGTTTGAAAAGTCATCAAAAACTGCTTTTAATACAGGGTTTGGTTTTACTGGAGCAGGTAGACCACAGGCATAACGCAAATCACCGATTTCATCGGCAGTCAGCATCATTCCATCGTCTAGGTCTTTAAAGATGCGTTCCAAATGTTCTTGGAAGCTATTGAAGTCTTGATCTTGCTCACTCATACGAGTTCTCCTATTAACACGGCACATACCGTATTTAGATATTAAGCTAACTTAAACAACAATGCAACACTTTATTTGGCAAGTTGTTGTAAAAATGTTAAGATAGCTTATGGAAAATATTTCAGCGACAGCAATGATTAAGCTTTTGGGTGGCTGTACCAAAGTGGCAAACCTAGTAGGTGTAAGCGTTCCAGCGGTATCGATGTGGCAAAATGGGGTAATCCCCTATGACAAGCTAGTAATACTGGCTGCCACGCTGGAAAAGGAAAGTGCAGGTTTAATTACTAGAAAACAGCTTTTCCCGCTTTCTTACAAAATGATATGGCCTGAATTGGAATAGTGTTATACTGTGGGGGCAGAGTGATGTCTGCTAAGTAGTTACCCATAATACCAGACCCTTTTGGACTGATCTGAGTGTTTAGTAAATGGAATTATGGGCATTTATTAAGCAACATCATCTTAGATCAGCCCAAAGGGGTTTTTCTATTCTGTCTAGCCCGTTCTCAAGCGTGTTGCAACGGTAAAGGCTGTAAATACTCTAGATACTACTAGCACTTATGTGCCTTCCCTATCCGTTATTGCTTGGATAGTACGAAGAACCGTCCTGTATGGATAGACCGATGATGTGATAAAGACAGACCTAGACACGCCAAAGACATCGAAGCAATATATAAACCTCAGAACTCAGCAAGACTGACAAGCTATTCCTCATAGTAGGGATAGCTATGCCCTTGAATCTTGCAATCCTGACGAAAAAACCACAGTAAATAAAAATATTGTCTATTAAGCAAACTTAACATATACTTCACTTAGATTAACTATTGGAGTACGAAATGACTTGGAACTTACGCTTAGTAGATTTAAGTAATCCGTATGAAGATTACTTTGAAATTAGAGAAGTGTTTTATGACACGATGGGTAAACCCATTGGTCATACAAAAGCTGCTATTGGCGGTGAAGATCGCCTTGAAGTAGATCGTTATATTGAACTTGCCCAGCAAGCCCTTGCTAAACCCACTTTAAAGTTTCCTAAAAATGATTGAACCTTTACTGCCCCCACAGCCATTGGATAACGACTTTGCTGTTGTTAGAATCTTACAATTAATGGGTCAGCTATCCCCTAAAGATATTAAATATATCTTTCAAGTAGCCGAGCGTGTTAGTAAGATGATTTCAACAGAGGATGACAATGAGCTTTCAAGAGTTTTATAGTTTATATCCCCGTAAAATGGGGCGCAAAGACGCAGAAAAGAGTTGGAATAGACTTACCCCAGTACAGCAAGCAGAGTGCCTTGAAGCGATGCCTAACTACTTAAAATACTGGAAGATTAAAGAAACCGCTAAAGACTTTATTCCATACCCTGCGACCTTTATAAACCAAGAACGCTGGACTGATGAACTTGATATTGAACCAATCCAAAATAAAAAGCCCGAATTGCCATTCTATGCAACAGAAGAATTGACAATGAAAAAGGCTCAGGAAGTCGGTATAACTCCCTATGCTGGAGAAGGCTGGCAAGCATTAAGATCAAGGATTAGTCAGAAGATAAAGCAGCTTGAAGAACAACTATGATGGATTTGTTTATGCAAGAGCGTATTGCTCCTGCATCGCCTACATTTATGAATTTAAGAGAAGTTGGTGTAAATTATGCAATGGATAAAAACATGAATTGGCATAGTCGTTTACCAGTAACCAGCCATTCAAATATGATTAGGAACGCCCATAAGGTATTTTATGGCGCAGAGTATCAAGACCATTGTTTTGCAGTTGCTATGTGGACTGATCCTGTTGCTGGTAATCGTATGGCTAAAGATCAAGTTTGGTTAGAATTAAGACGATTGGCAGTAGCTCCTGATGCACCTAAATTTACGGCTACTTGGATGATTTCTAAGATGGTTAAAGATATTAAAAAACGCTTTCCTGATG